TGATGAGCTCTGGTGTTGTGCTGGATCCATCAACATTCGAACCAGTAGTCAGCTTTATGACACGTTATGGTTACATTGAACTGACCAACACTGCATCGTCGTTTGGTAACGCCGGTGACTACGTTGGTGAGATCGCTGTATCGAACCTGTCGTTCAGCTAATCTACTGCGTAGATTGTATGAAAATCAAAAAAGCACCTTCGGGTGCTTTTTTGTTGGGCAATGTAAATCTAGATAAGTAAACTTGCTCGTGTAGCATTTACACACATACACACAAGGAGGTTATCATGAGCAAAACACCATACGAGATCCGTCTCGAACTTCTCAAATTGGCCAAAGATTCACTCTACGAGCCAATCTACCAAAAGCGCAGTGCTTTGAGTGATGAATTTCACGCCAAGCTGACTGATGCTAACCGTGGCACTCTTTCGTATCCAACCTTTCCTGATTTTCCAAGTACCACGGATATTATCAGCAAGGCAGAAGAACTTAAAAAGTTTGTAGACGCTGCATAACAAAGCCCCGCAAGGGGCTTTTTTGTTGGGCACTAAATATTGCATTATGTCAAATCCTCCTCCACCATACGAAAACATAACAGGTATCAGTCGAGCAGCCATGAAAGACAACAGTCAAATAACCTTGGCTGTGTACAATGGCAATGCCAGACCTGGAGAATTGGTAGTAGACCTGACACAAGATCCGCCTCCACTGTACATAGGAAACAATGCTGGAGAATTAACTTTGATTTCGTCTGGTGGCGCAGCGGCTTTACAATTGCCATCCTATGCTGATACCATAGCTAGAGATGCGGCTGTATCTAGTCCAACACCTGGCATGTTGGTCTATGTTCAAGGCACAGGCCTGCAGGTATACGGCGCTACACAATTGAACACTGTAGCGGGCACTAGCACTTAAATACAGTATGGCCACTTTTATTACACCATTTACCGGATCAGCGGCACTCACTGTTTCCACAGGCTTGAACATTGAAGATCAGGGAACCTGGATGTTTGAACCGCCGGCATACGTAGATGGTATTACTTTTGGTGTAACTTTGGCCAATGCTTTCAATGCCAACAGTGGCGAATTACATCTAAGAGCCACTAACTGGACTATTCCGGTTATAGGCAACGCACTGACTAGCTATACCGATCCTGACACTCACATAACCTACCCGGCAAGCAAATGTCAAATCAAATTGGTTGGCCGTTGGCAGATACGTCGCACAATCAACACAGCCAGTAACACCAGTCAAGGTGTTCTATACAACAGTTATACTTTGACCGATCAAGGCGATCGAACCAAGGCTGGTACCTGGTACACGCCTTATCATACTTTTATCATACAAGGCGACCAGGTCGAGGGCGGCGCCATTGACACATTTACCACACACGAGTTTTGGTGTAGAATCGTAGAGCGCACCGCAACTCGCAACACCAACGGCCTATATGTAAGTAACACCGTGGCCAGTCCAATTTGGGCCTATGACTACTACAAGAGCTGGCAAACCAACCCGTAACCATAAATAATTTGTCCGCACAGTGCGGCTTATGCGGTACACCAACCGCGTAGTGGCTAGAACCCACATTGGACTTCTTTAAGGAGAAAACAACATGGGACGTCCTCTCAAAATATCTAAGTATCAAATTGAAAATACTACTTTAGTAGATGTAGCGTATCCAAACTTTGGCAGTTTAGAAGCAGCAGTATATCCTGCAACTTTTAATACTACACAGTACTATGGAGTTGTTGGTGGTAGCGATGCAACCGCGGCCAGCGCAACAAATCCAATCGTACAGGTACAGGTAAACATTGCGAACAGTTATACCGGCGATGCACAAGGATTTATTCTGCGTCAAAAAGGCGCACATAAGTTTCTGGTAGCTACTCGCACTCCAATGGATCCTGCCAATGCAGTGGTTGGTGTAGCAGCTAAAATTGTAGCTCTAGGTAACACCAACTGGGCAGCTATGGGAGCACCTTCAAGTGCGGCAGTAGGTACAATCTTCACAGTGACCGCAGCTTCAGCTGGAGGCACCACTGGTACCATGCAGGAAGTTGGCATCTGTGTTCTTGACAATGATGCTAGTCCGGCTGCTGGTTTCATGAGCATTGGTTACAGCGATGATGCTAGTAGCTTGACCTATATCAGCAAATTGACTAATAAGTTCTTGTTGAACTGGGCAGGTGGTAGTAACTACTTGGCTACCAGTGTGGTAAACGATGAACGTCTGTTAGCCAACTTCTTTAGCGACGAAGGCTCGCCGATCAAGTCTGGTACAGCACAGACTACAATCACACCGGCTATTGTTGAACTTTATACCTAAAGTTTTTAGTCTGGCAAAAATCCTCTCAGCTACATACTGGGAGGATTTTTTATGAATCAAGCATTTGTATTAGGCAACGGTCAAAGCAGACGCAGTCTAAATTTACCCAGTCTTATCACTCGTGGACCGGTCTATGGCTGTAATGCACTGTACAGAGATTTTACACCTACAGTGTTAGTGGCCACTGACAGACCAATCAGTACAGAAATTCAACACACCGGCTACGCTAGAAATAACAGATTCTATACTAGAAAGCCTATGCCAGATCTAGGCGCACTGGTAGTGCCCAAAGAATATTATGGCTTCAGTAGCGGTCCTATAGCCACGGCCATAGCAGCGCAGGATGGCTTTCAACGAGTCTACATGCTTGGCTTTGACATGGGTCCTAGCAGTAACGGGCGTTTTAACAATGTCTACGCAGACACAGAATTCTACAAGAAAAGCATAGACAATCCCACTTTCACCGGCAACTGGGTCAAGCAGATACTACATGTGGCCAGAGCGTTTCCTGACACAGAGTTCATACGTGTGTTTGGGGACACCACAGCCACAATACCCGAATTTAGCGGGCAGAAAAACATGTCAACTTTGCCTATGTCAGCTTTTCTGGACGTAATAAATAAACCATAGGGCTGACTTATGACCACATACAAAAGAGTTGACGGCGATTACGTCATTAGCACAATAAACAGCAACGATCGTGTTTTGATTGAAACACAGGTAGTAACCATTGACGGCAACCTAGATGTAATTGGTAATGTTACCTACATTAACAGCCAAGAACTGGAAATCAGCGATCCGTTTTTCTTGTTAGGTGCAAACAACACCGGCATGTACAGCAACCTGGGCATGATTGCTCAAAAAACCAACAGTGATTGGGCAGCACTAAGATACTACACTACCGGTAACCGTTGGCAGATCAGTGTGGCCACAGACAAACAAGGCGTGGCAATACAGCCTTATGAAAATATCGCAGTGCTGGGTAACATACCCAATGCTGGAGGCATAAACACCAGCGTACAGTTCAGTAAGAATGGCAACTTTGATGGCACTGCTGCCTTTACCTTTGAACGTGTGGGCAATGTGCTCACCTTGCAAGGCACCGAAGTGCTTGGTAATATTGGCAACACAGCGTCAGCTGTGGCCAACTCGGTGGCAATCTATCACAAAGGTGTAGGCAGCGGAGGTACCGGGGTATATGCCAAGACCGCTGGAGTTGACGACGAAGTATGCAGTAAGACCAAAGCAATTGTATTCAGTATTATATTTTAAGGATGTGAAATGGCTATAGTAAATGCTACCATTGATTCAACAAACACAGACATTTTTACTGCGTCTGCACAGCAGGCTATCACAGTGTGTTATTTGTGTAATACCAGCAATGCTGATGTAAAAGTCACTGTGTATGCGGTAGACAACGATGACACTACCAGCGGGTACGTTGGTAACATGATCTACAATGAACTATTGCTGACCGGCAAAGAAACCTATGTGATTGACACAGAAAAGTTAATCTTTGACACTAGCGATAAACTGGTAGCAGCGGCCAATACTGCCAACGTAGTTACCAGTACTGTCAGTTACATATCGATCTAATGGGCAAGTTTCTTAAAAATCGCAAAATACCCACAGGGTCAACTGCTGTGGTAGTACCAACCGGTAGTTCGGCTAATCGCCCTACCAATCCGGTCTACGGCGCATTTAGATACAATACAAATCTTGGCGCCTTGGAGTATTTCAACGGTAACAGTTTTGTAGAACTCAGGCAAGTAGGCACTAACATTGTGGTAGACACTTTTACCGGCAATGGCGCAACTTTGACCTATACACTTAGCACCCCTGCTGTAAATGTAAATCAAATTGTGGTCTTTGTGGGCTATGTCTATCAACCGCCCACAACTTACACCATCACAGGCGGCGGCAACGATGTCACTTTTGGTGCAGCTCCGCCAAACGGTGCAGAAATAAACGTCATCCACAACTTGGGCACGTAGCCGATAAATACCCTGACAAGGGAATATTATGGCTATAGCACGTATACAAGGCAATCTGCTAGCAGACAATTTACAGCGTTCTGCTAATCTCAGCGTTCAGGGCAATTTACTATATGTAGATGTAGTTAATAGTCGCATAGGTGTGCTTGACAGCACCCCAGGTGTTGCACTTGATGTCAATGGCAACATAAATGCCAATGGTATTACCGCTGACAATATCAGTGCTACTGCTAACGTTTATGCTGGGAACCTAATTTCTGATGGTGCAATTGTTGGCAACGTAGATGCTGGCAATGTTTCTTTGACTGGCAACATTGTTGTCAACAGCCTGACTGCCAATACCACAGTTACCGCACAAGGTAATGTAACTGGTAACAACCTAATTTCTAACGTGGCAATCATAGTGCAGGGATCTGGTGGTAACATCACCGGAGCCGATGGCGTTTACGCCGGCATTCTTAATGCCACAGGCAATGTAGTTGGCGGCAATGTGGTTGCCAATGCCAACGTGGTAGCAGGTAATCTAACCTTAGAACCTTATCTCAGCGGACAGGTTACAGCCCATTACGGATATTTCACGGGCAACGTTGATGTATTAGGTAACCTCAATGCCAGCATTGGTGTTGTCTACGCTAACAGCGGTATCTTTTACGGCAATTTAGTCACAGGTAACAATGCTGGGTTTGCCGGCTTTCCAGGGTTCACACAACTAGGCAGTAACGTTGTATTTCAATTTGCCGGCAATGTAAACAGTTACAGTCAACTCAATTTTGAAAACGTCAGCAACGGCACACATGCTTCAACTGACCTTGTACTAACTGCTGACAATGGTAATGATTCGTCTTATTTCTTGAATGTTGGTCTGGCAGGATCAGCTTGGGACGGAACTCAAGACAACAGTTTGACTGATGCACTAGGACCCAACGATGGTTATATATACGTGCATGATGGCAATCTTGTAATTGGCACTAATCAGGCTGGTGACAATCTAAAAATTATTGCCGGTGGTAGTAATGCTACCTTTATTGTTGCTGAATACAGCGACAATCGCGTTGACATCTACGGCAATCTGTTCGTCACTGGTAATCTCAGCGGCAACATAATTGGCAACATTGATGCTAGTTTCCTTACATCAGGCACAGTGCCTGCGGCTCGATTGACTGGTACCTACAACATTGACATTGATGGCCAGGCCAACACCGCGGTGACCGCAGGAACTGTCACTACTAACGCCCAACCAAATATTACCAGTGTTGGACAACTGAGTTCATTGTCAGTGTCGGGCAATATTTCTTCTGGAAACATAGAAGCTACCTTGTTTGATTCTACTAATACTGCCAATGCACCACCGGTAGCCGGCAGTTACACTGGCGAGCGAGTAAGGCTCTATGATTTCAATAATGCAGCAAAAACAAACTATGCAATTGGTGTCGAATCTAATTATATTTGGACTGGTGTTGACGACAGTACAGATTCAACAGGTTTCAAATGGTATGGCAATGCTTCATTAGCAGCTACTTTAACTGGAACTGGTAATCTAACCACAGTAGGCAACGTTAGTGCTCCGTCGTTGTTAGGCAACCTATACGGTAACAGTTTTGGTAACGTGTCTGGTAATCTACTAGGCAACATGTATGGTAATCTTGATGGTAACCTAATAGGTTCAGTGTTCGGCGACGATGGAACACTGCTTATTGACAGTGTTGAAGAAAATTTCTACGGTAACAATATATCTGCCAATAGCTTTGTAGGCCCATTGACTGGTAATGTCACTGCCAACAGTGTGGTACCTGGCGCAAATGTTACCTACAACATTGGGACTGACAGCAATCAGTGGGCTAACATCTACGCACTAAGAACCTTTGTTGGCAACAGTTACACCGGCAATGTGTTGCCCACAGCAAATCTTACAGGCAATCTAGGCAGTACCACCGAACGTTGGCATAGTCTATGGGTACACGGGCAGAGCATACACCTTGGCAATATCGTCCAGAAAGAAGTTAACAGCACCACCATTGGCTTTTTCCAGGCCGACGGTATAACACCGGCAATCATTGATGCAGGATCTATTAGTGCAGGTAGCACATTGACCAACGGCAATACGCAGGTAGCTGCGGCTGCTAATGCCAATGTAACTTTCACTATTACCAGTGTGCCTACCTTGACGGTGTCACCTAATCTACTCACAGCCAACGGTAACATATCAGGCAATTATATTCTAGGTAACGGTAGTCTGCTAAGTGGTATCATTACCAGTGTGGCCAATATCAACAATGGTAACAGTAACGTTAGCATTGACGGCGCTGGCGCTAACATTACCATGGGAGTTGGAGGCGTAGCCAATATTGTAGTGGTTTACAACACTGGTGTAAACATCAGCGGACAAACCTACATAGACAATGCTCTGGTGACAGGAAACCTCACAGTAAACGGTAACCTTAATACTGTTAATGTGGCCAATGTTGAAATTGCAGATCCAATTATTGGCATTGGCCGTGGCAGCAACAATACCCCGTTAACTTTAGATGATGGCAAAGATCGTGGTATGGGTCTTTGGTATTACACCACTGCTGAACATCAAGCATTTATGGGATACGATTCTAGTGCCACCAAGATGCTGGTAGCGCAAAACGTGTCTATTTCCAACAGCGTGGTCAGTGTCAATGATTATGGTAATGTTGTTCTAGGTAATGTTGACGCACAAGGCAATGTAAGTGGCAGTTTCCTATTGGGTAACATTAGATTTGCCACAGGAGTTACAACTAACGCATTCAGTATAATAAATTTGCAAGGTTGGTCTAACGCTCAATCTGGCGGCAATGTAGTAATTGAATCCTCAGGATTGAGCAACCTTGCTGTCAATGCGGGTAACGGTATTACACTTACAGGTAATGCAACTACTGATACCTTTGCTATTGCTGTCACCGGCAGTACTAACGACGGCACCTTATTTGGTGCTGGTGGCAATATGGGTTTGATTCTTGGCGACCCAGTTACTACCAGCATTGATCTGGGCACAGTGGTCGATCTGGTTATTACTAGTGCTTATGATCTTGGCGGATTGACAACAGCCAATTGGAATCAAGTTAACAACAATTTACTGCCAGTTGTCGACGCAACTTACGATATTGGTAACGCAACCAACAGATGGAACAATGTCACTATTGCAGGATTGTTCTCGTCACCAATTAGCACCAAAACTGGAACCAGTACCGGTACTGCCGGACAAATAGCTTGGGATGCTAATTATATCTACGTATGCACTGCAACAAACACTTGGAAACGAGTTGGATTGAACAGTTTTTAACATAAATATCGAACTAAGCCCATATTAGGAGCAAGATAAATGGCAACACAAGTACAATTTAGACGAGGAACCACAGCAGAAAACGATGGTTTCACTGGAGCATTAGGTGAAGTCACCGTAGACACAACCTTAGAAGTTCTTAGAGTGCATGATGGTTCCACCGTTGGCGGATACGCACTTGTTGGTACAACAGCCGCACAAACTTTGACCAACAAAACGTTAACCAGCCCTACCATTACTGCTCCTACTATTTCTGGTGCTGGATCAATTAATATCTCGGGTAATATTACAGGTGCAAACGTTTCTGGTGGTAATGTTCTTACAACAGGTATAGTGAGTGCTACAGGTAATGTGTCAGGTGGCAATCTCAATACCTCAAGCGTGAGTATCAGCAGCACCAATATATCTGGCGTAACTTTAATTACCGCTACAACTGGTAATATAACCACGGTCAACAGCACTACAGAAAACACAGGTACGCTAACAGTTACCACCTTTGCCAATGTTACTGCTACTACCGCTGCTAGTTCAACAACCACTGGTGCATTGAGAGTGGCTGGTGGTGTTGGCGTAGTAGGAAACAGCTACATTGGCGGTCTAGAAGTAGTCACTGGCAATATTACTGGTGGTAATCTAATTACCGCTGGCATACTATCAGTCAACTCAGGCGGCGCAGCAACAGCTATTGTCAATGGTGGTTCAAACTCTGTGGGCAACATTGGCAGTGCAACCAGTTACTTTAATAGACTGTTTGCTACATCAACTTCGGCACTTTATGCTGACGTTGCAGAAAAATATCTAGCTGATGCAGACTACCCTGTGGGTACAGTATTATCTTTTGGTGGCAGCGCAGAAGTCACACAGTCAATCAGCAGCCACGAAGTAGCAATAGCAGGGGTTGTTTCTGATCAGCCTGCTGTGTTGATGAATTCAGGATTGCAAGGTACTACCACTACAGTGGCCCTAATTGGTCGTGTTCCATGCCGTGTAGTTGGTCCGGTGGCCAAAGGTGATAGATTAGTCAGCAGTGGCATACCTGGTGTGGCACAACGTTTGAGCCCTAGCGAGTACCGCCCAGGCTGCATCATAGGCAAAGCTATCAGCGATTACTCAGGGTCAGACGAGGGCGTAGTTGAAATAGCAGTTGGAAAAATCTAAACCAAGACCTCTTTGTTCAGTATGCCAACAACGCCCGGTTGGCATCAACAGATATTATCAAGGACAGGTATACTACCGCAACCGTTGCGATGCCTGTATCCGCAAGAACAAAAAAGTCAAACCCAAAAAACCCAGATGGTCACTGAAAGGTTATCAGAAAAAACCGCAATGCGATCGTTGCGGTTTCAAATCCAAGTATGCCAATCAATTAATGGTATTTCATATAGATGGCAACTTGAACAATACCAATCTAAACAATCTAAGAACTGTGTGTTTGAATTGCAGCATTGAAGTGAACAAAACTGAGTTTACTTGGCGTCGCGGAGACCTAGAACCTGATTCTTGATCTGTGCATATAGATCTTCAATGCTGCCGTTGTTGTCTATGACATAGTCAAAGTCAGTGCCTACCCAAGCCCATTCACTGTGATGAATCTTAGGATATCGTTGTTCCATCAACTGTTCAGCATCTTCTAGCAGCCATTGGTCGTATTCGTCTGTGGTGTTCTCTGTCAGGGCACAGTCATACCACTCAGGTAATTCGCCGCGTTGAATCCATAGGATTTTGGCTGCTTGATTTTTCAATCCTGATATTTCATTGGGAAATCTACAATCTGTAATCACAATGTTATCGTGAGAACTGCGCAGTTTGTTTTCTAAACTGGCTATCCAGATGTCTTGATGGAAATTTTTACGTATTACATCAGTGCCCCAGTATTGTAAAACATAGCGTGGAGTAATTGGTTGGCCTAAACGTTGGCTCCACCACGGATCAATCTGCTCACGCCAGTCTCTACTTTCTTTGCTGCGACCTTCTAGCAAGGTACGATCCCAGCCAAACACTGCACTGACAGCATCTTTGAGCGTACTGGCAAAGCTTTCTCTACGAAAGCCGTGGAAGTTTACCAGATAATCAGCCACAGTGTCTTTGCCACTGCCTATGAAACCGCAGATGCCTATTATCATGTCAGTGTCTTAATTCCTAAATGTTCTAGAGCTGAGTGCAACATTATTATCTGTCTACGACAGTCTTCTAGGGCATTGTGTGTAGCCGGGGGTTTGGGCAAATCAGGATAAAGACTGTAGACAGTTCTAGCATCACGCACTGACCAAAACTGCCAGGGCAGTGCCATGTTATAACTTTTGTAAGCGTGTTCTAGAATGTTAGCATCAAAGGTTGGACCATTAGCCCAGAATCTTTTACTGTGCCAGATCAACTTGCCCAGTTGGGTTAGGGCTGTCTGCAGATCAACTCGGTCACTGTGATTGCCAAAGGCTTCGTCTTGAATATGTTTAGGTTGCGTAGCCCACCAATCAAGAGTGAGCTGTTCTATCACTCGATCGGGCTGACTTTCGGGATCAATTCTGAGATACAAACTGGCACTTTCATCCCATTCAGTACTGGGACGCAATGGGTCGAATATCTGAGCTGCAATTGTAATAATGCAAGCCGCCGGTCCGGTACCAAGTGTTTCTATATCGATCATTATGTCAGCCATGCTGCAATTATACAGCAGTCTGACTAACAGGTCAACTCAATTAGGTTTTAGCCAATCACAAAGGTCAGTGGTTGACTGCCATCTACGTACAGTTTGAGATCTTCCAAACACTTGTCCATGATGGCCTGCCCTTCGTTTTTCATGGTAGTACCATTTAGGCTGGTACCGCCTTGTGGACCAGCTATGTTTTGGAATTTTTCTCTGGCTTCGCCAATGGTAACTTTGCAAGCACCTACCATGAAGTCGCGAATCCATTGGCCAATCTGCATGTCTTGCAGCAAGATGATTTCAGGTTTGAGTTGATATACCCATAGCAATACAACTTCGCCTGTGCCTTGAGGGCGTCTAATTAGTTGCAGCTTTTTGGTTACAGGGTTGAATGTGTAGTTGATGTAGCCACCAAACATACGTGCGCTAAGTTCCACATACTGCTGGTAAAAATCGTAGGTAGCTAGGCCGCCGGCCACATTAAAGTTGAGCAGGTAAACATTGAGAGTAGCTGCACTAAACGGATCAAAACTGGAACTGAACGGTCCTGTGGCATTGCCAATAGTTCTGCGGAAAATCTGTCTTACCTGCATGATTTCCTGAGGCATTGTGTAGACTTCTTGGTCGCGTATCAGTTCCATGAAGATGTAGGCTTCTTCATAGCCGTTTTGAGCTCGCTGACGATATGTACCTATGGTTCTTTGATAGGCTGCCTCATAGTGCTCTGGGTCTAGCTCTATGTCCACAATGCCGTCACCCAATTGCAGTCGCACATATTCAATGAGATCTTGCTTGAGTACGTCTAAGTTGATAGTGTTTTCTGGATAATCGGCCATAAAAAAGTTCCTCAGCAATATTTAGCTGAGGAACCGGCTGCAACTAGGCAGTTTACTTGCTTTTGAGCAGCACTAAATTTTCACTACCGCGTCCGTTAAACTTTACTTCCGTAGCCTTAATATCCTTAAACATCTTTCTAGCCTGTGGCACACTGCTGGTCATAATATCTTTCAGCTGCTCAGCCGGGCGTCTCAACGTTTTCATAACACTTTCTGTGCTGCTGTAGCCAATTAGGCTGTTGTTCTTGACTGTGAAAGCACCCACATGCGGATCGGCTACCAAGTGCACCAGTTTGCGTTTCTTGGTGTCATAGAGCCAGGCTTCGCTTTTGTCCACCAGCTGACTGGCTGGCAAGCTTTTGAGTTTGAGTTCAGGAAACTCGGACAACAGTTTGAACTTGGCTGCACGTTTTTCTGCACTGACTGGTTTGACCTTGCGGGGTTTACGCTCGACCTTTTTGATTTGCACATAGCTGCCACAATCGGCCACAACCTGTTCGCAGAATTTGATAAGATTTTTCAGTTGATTCTTGCCAAACTGGCTGTATCCTTCAACTAACTGAGCATCACGACCGTGTAAGGCCTGTTCTAGTTCATCTTGGTGCCGCTTCCATTGTTGTACTATTTCGGCAGTCAACTGCGGCGCAACATTTTTGCCACGCAGTACCGCAATGGGTTTGAAATCTGCGGACATTTTACCACCGGCTTCGATCATGGTGTCGTACATGGCATCGATATCAGCAGCAGCCTCTATCATTTTTTCACGCAGTCGATCTTGTATATTGGGTTTGGCTGCTTCGGGCTCAACTTCGGTTGGTTTGTGCTTGGATTCCACAATCGATTCGATCTGTGATTGTATGTAAAAATTCAGTTTGGCCAGTTCCTGTTCTTTCAACTCTAGTCCACGTAGGTTCATTCGGCTGAGCCAACCGTAGGTCTGGGTCACATCACTTTCAGGTACACGAGCAAACTTTTTCGCATCGTTCATGCGGTCGTGCCTGGACAGCCAATCGATGATCATTTCTTTGGCTTCTTTTTTACTGTAATGATAGTGGTACCAGTAGAGAGCTTTGGTCAGCGCACTGCTACGGTCCTCAATGGGCTGTATGCGCCAATCGGGTTCCAGCCCGGTATATTTGGTGTCAGCGCCTTTGGGATTCAGCGGCTTGATAGGTTTGGTTGCAGTTTTAGCAAGCATGATTGCTCCGGTAAGGTTGATTGTGTATTATACGTTTTTTGCTATTTTTGGTCAACTAGTACTTTTGCTGTAATTTTGCTAACAAAACGTGGTGTTCTAAGTTGGTACAAGATTGTTCAAATTCAGTCATCAGCTGACGATACTTCACAGTTTCTTTGCGCATGCGTCTACATTCCACTGTTTCCATACTGATTTCTTTGGCCAGTTGCTCGCAGTGTGCCATCATCTTGAGACAATCTTTACGGTGAACGGTGTGTCTGGGCAGTTGATAGATACTGCGCTCGATGCGGTCCAATCGTTCAAAGTGTTCCATAATCTATAATAGCATCCATTTAATTAGCTGTCAATCTACAGCTAAATATGGATTATGCCAAGATTAAGCCTTTACCGTCCAGATCGCACCAACGATTATCGTTTCTTAGACCGTAGAATTTCGGAAATGTACACAGTTGGCGGCTTAGATATCTTTGTACACAAGTATTTGGGTACACAGACTGGTGGACAAGACTCGGCACTCAGCGGCAACGGCGATGCTACACAGCCGGTCTATGACAGTTTGAATCCTTTGTTTATTGAAGACTTGCTGTTGTTAGAAAACCGCGATCGAGTGTACTCAGACGATGTGTATGTCATGCGTGGTGTGTATCAGGTGCAGGACATTGACTTTGATCTTACACAGTTCGGACTGTTCTTGAACGGCGATACACTGTTTATCACGTTTCATTACAACGACATGATTGACACTTTGGGGCGCAAACTCATGGCCGGCGATGTGCTAGAAATCCCCAACCTCAAAGACTACCATCCCTTAGATCCTACTATACCGCTGCCACTGCCAAGATACTATGTGATTCAAGATGCAAAATTTGCGGCCGAAGGATTCACGCAGACTTGGCAACCGCACACTTGGCGTGTCAAAGCCACGCCAATGGTCAACAGTCAAGAATTCAACAGCATCCTGGACAAGCCTGTACAAAACGCCACCATCTGGGACAATGGTAATTTTTATCCTGCAGGCAGTTGGGTGCTTTATGGCAACACCTATTACTATGCCGTACGTGACGTACAACCAGGAGTAGACATCACCGATCCTTTTTACTGGGAGCAACGCACACCAGAAACCATTGGCGACAATGTCAGCACACGTAAGAAAGACACAGAAATCAATGATGCTATCCTTACCCAAGCTGATGTTGAAGTACCATTAAGCGGCTACGATACAACCAAGTTTTACATTGTGCCAACAAAGAATGGCATACCAGTTACACCAACAGGTATCAATATCAGCAATCCGGGAGTTAACGCTAGCAGCACAGTGGCCAATGACAGCAGCGACAATGGTACACCAGTTGCAGATGGTTATACCATGGGCTATCTAACCGGCGACGGCATTGCTCCCAATGGCTTACCAGTGACTCCGGGTGTAACTTTCCCGTTGAGACCTAGAGAAGGCGACTATGCACTGCGATTGGATTTCTTTCCAAATAGACTGTTTAGATATGATGGCCGTCGCTGGATCAAAATTGAAGACAACGTGAGAACAGACCTAAATAACGGGCCAGCTAATAAAACACTACGTAGTAGCTTTGTCAATAACACCGAAGAAGTACAAACCACAGATCGCGGTGCTATACCAAGTAGACAAAGTCTCAGTGAAATTCTAAAGCCCAGAGCCGATAACGGTGGATAATAATGCAGCAGTTTTTTTATCTTGACGCATAAGTATAAGATGCATATTTACAAGATTACCAATATTGCGAATAGCAAAGTCTACATAGGCCAAACAGTTCAAAAAAATCCTAAAATGCGTTGGTACGCACATTTGGCTGATGCTCGCCGTGGGAAAAAAAGTTATTTGCTTGACAGCATTAGAAAGTACGGCCAAGAATCTTTTGTCTGGGAAGTAATTGATCATGCACAATCTATTGATGAACTAAACACTAAAGAAGGTTATTGGTTGAATCATTTTAGAAGTCAAGGCATCGTTGTGTACAACAACAGAGAAGCAGGCGGCAATAAAACACACAGTGCTGCAAGCATTGAGCGTATGCGAGCTTCACAAAAATTACGCCACGATACGACCAGCGTTGGCGGATGGAAACGACGAGATGGTGGTGCTATGAAGGGCAAATCTCACCCAAAAAAGGGCCAAAGTAGTAAAAAGTGGACAGACGAAATGCGAGCTGCACATTCTATCCGGTGCAAAGAACGAGAAGCTCGTAAAAAATTGCTCGTCCAAGGAGAATAAAAATTCAAAGTTATTTTTACGACGAGCAAATAAGAAGATTCCTATTGCAGTTTACTAGGATCTTCAGCAACTTTCAAGTCGAATATGGCCGCGATCCTGACACGGGTCTACCTACTCTACTTAGAGTGCCAGTGAGGTACGGCGATGCCAGTCGTCAAGCACAGACGATTATACAGCAGAACTCAGCCAGCAGTTTGCCTAGCACGCCGTTAATGACATTTTATATCACGGGCTTTAATTATGCTCGAGACCGCCTACAAGAACCGTATCACGTGAACAAGATAGCAGTGAGACAGCGCACCTATGACACTGCCACTGAGACCTATGAAACCACACAAGGCAATGCCTTTACTATTGAACGTTTGATGCCAGTGCCGTACAACCTTGAAATTGGGTTGGATATCTGGACTAGCAATACCAATCAAAAAATGCAGTTACTAGAACAGATTGTAACACTGTTTAATCCAGCACTAGAAATTCAAAGCACCGACAACTACATTGACTGGACCAGCCTTAGCGTGGTAGAACTAGAAAGTGTTAACTGGTCAAGTCGAACTATACCGCAGGGCACCGAAGACACTATTGACATTGCCAGTCTGAAGTTCACTCTTCCTATCTGGATTAGCCCACCGGCCAAGGTCAAAAAACTAGGTGTGGTTACCAAAATTATTGCCAGCATGTATAACAGCCGCGGCGATCCTATTGATGCGCTTACCAACAACGATCTGCTGTTAGGTACACGTCAGCGTATTACTCCATATGCTTATCAAACTCTGCTAATTGGTAATCAGCTACAGGTATTGAAATACAGTCAGCCCATTGATGAGTCTAATTTTAGTTTACTAATACCGCAGAATCCACCTAGTAACGTTATGTGGCGTGCTGTGGTTGGCTTGTACGGTACACTGCGTGAAGGCATCAGTCAAATCAGACTGGAAACAGAAGACGGTACAGAAATTGTAGGTACAGTCAGCTACCATCCCAGCGATGACAGATTCATTCTATTTGATGTAGACATAGACACTATTCCTGAAAACACACAAGCGCCTTTGACCGCAATAATTGATCCGGGAAGATCCGGTCCGGGAGCAGGCTTACC